AGCCCGCGAAATGTTCGACGCGGCAGAGGATCTGCGCGACTCGCCATCGATTGATCATCTCCACGACGCCCACAGCGAATTGATGACTAAGCTGTTCGGCGATGAATGGTGGCACATGACGAGCGATGCCACTGAGCCCAATCCCGATTACGCCTACCTTGAGCGAATCATCCTCGCGGTGCAGCAGGCGCTGTGCCAAGAACAGCCGCAGCAGGTGGCAGCATGATCAGTTTCTTCTGGCGCCTGGTCGCCAAGCTCTTGGCACGCCCGGCCATCGCCGACTGGCTCATCGCCCGCGCCAAGCTCACCCCCTACCAGCACATCATGTCCGCCGACGGCGCAGAGATGTACATGGGTCGTGTGCGTCTGAACGGCAGTAGTGCCTGCACGGACGAATCTGAAGCGCTTGCCGCAGTCAGAACTGCCAAATCAATACAGTGCTACCTAGATAGGCAACATGAGTAACTTGTTCTCAAAATGATGCCGCACTTAAATAGATTTTGACATAGGAATGCTAAAACCCATTTGATAACCAATTTCCGACGCTTGCGACCCATCCAAATCGAATCCGTAACGTCTAAACAAAGGAACGAGATCTCTATCGGCGGCAACCATAAGAATATGATCACAATTAAGTTCCTTCGCCTTAACTTCCAAAGCAGTCATAAAGCTGTCAATTAGGCCCAAGCCTTTGTGTGTTTGATGCTGATATTTTCGCTTGCTTTTAGGTATAAATTGGTGCGGATCCTGAAAATTCACGTCTAGCAAAATTAAATCATTTGGATACGTCCAGGCGACAATAACTTGTGCACAGGCAGTGTCTTCGAGACTCTCATCGTTCACATGTATCAACACAGCTAGTATATCTTTCAGAAATGGCTGTTTGAATTTATTCTCAATCATTTTATAGAGCAGCGGATCCCCCATATGGCCCCCCATTTCTTGAGGATCTACTTTAAATAAATTCCTAGTTACGATCTGATGCCATATGGCCATTCCCATTTGCGAAATATCGTTAGGCTTGCATTCAATTAAGTTATCTATTCCGCTGAGGTCATATTGCTTAATTGAAGCTGTTGGAAATCGTTTCGCAATAACGTCAAAGTCGAAAAAACCAGCTAGAGACATATTGACTCTCCGTAGTCAGAAATACAGGAACCCGTGGTGCTGCAGCCCAATTTAGCACATTAGTAAGAATAGAAATATAAAGTAGCCACAGCAAGAGCACATCCGTACCCCACCTAGCAGTAACTCCCTCCCCCTTCAAAGTCAGCCGCTATAGCGGCAAGGACGAAGTCATGCCTGAAGAAAACTTGATTGGCCCCGTCGAAGTCGTGCGCGATGAAGACGGTTACTGGTATCACCCGAACATTCCGGACTTCGATGAGGACGCCGAAGCATGGAAAGCGTGGCTCGATGCCCAAGGCCTGAAGGTCATAGGCTGGCACATGGATTCCGACTTGGAATCCCATCCCTACTGGGAAGACGACGCGGCTCATTGCCTCGGCTGGGAGCCTGAGACGCCGTCCGGTGACGGCTGGTTCCTGCTCGGAGTTTTTGACACGGACGACGGCCCCTATGTGCAGTGGGCGCGCCGCGAGGTGACGCCATGATCTTCGCCCCGCTCTACATGGCCTACCTCATCTACAAGGGGCCGTGGCGATGACAGAACAACACCGCATTCTGGTCGGCGACTGCATCGACATGATGCGGACCCTGCCAGACCAATCAGTTCAAACGTGCATTACCAGCCCGCCCTACTTCGGGTTGCGGGATTACGGCGTCAACGGGCAGATCGGTTTGGAGCAAACCCCGGCCGACTTCATCGCTCGCCTTGTCGAGGTGTTCCGAGAAGTTCGCCGAGTACTCCGCGACGATGGCACGGCGTGGGTGAACATGGGTGACAGCTACGCCAGCAAACCGAACGGGCCAGTTGGCTTTGGCGGTCACAACTCGGACGCGCCTCACGTTGCTGTACGCACAGCAAATGCCCGGCGGTCGAGTCAGATCCCGGAAGGGTTCAAGCACAAGGACATGATGGGCATGCCGTGGCGACTGGCCTTCGCGCTGCAGGACGACGGCTGGTATCTGCGTCAAGACATCATCTGGCACAAACCGAACCCGATGCCGGAGTCGACGCGCGATCGGTGCACTAAAGCCCACGAATACATCTTCCTGCTCAGCAAGTCCCGTCGGTACCACTGCGACATGGAGGCGATACGCGAGCCGGCGATTTATGGCGCCACGCCAACCGGCGTCGGTTTCGGTCACGGGTTCGACGCAGTGACGAAGCCGCGGGCAACGGTGCCGACCGGCTGGGATACCTCAACCGGCGACGGTGGCCACGGAGCTTTTCACAAGGAAGGTGCGGAGCGTGCACGGCGCGATAGTTTCAAGCGAGAGGATTCGAAGCGAGAGCAGGTGATCCCGGGGCAGAACAAAGGCACGCACCGACCAGACCGAAAGGAAAGCACTTGGGACACGGCAACGAGGAACAAGCGCAGCGTGTGGACTGTGGCGACCCATAGCTTCAAGGACGCCCACTTCGCCACCTTCCCGCCCGACCTGATCCGCCCTTGTGTTCTCGCCGGCGCCCCGCGCGGCGGTGTGGTGCTGGACCCGTTCGGTGGCGCCGGTACCACTTCACTGGTGTCGATGCAGGAAGGTCGTCGTTCGATCATTTGCGAACTGAATCCCGAATACGCCGCAATGGCCCGGCGCCGGATTGACGCGGCCTGGCTCGACGGCGCCGCGCAGATGGACGTGTTTCATGACGCGAAGGCGGTGTCGGGATGAACCGCATGGTCAGCGTCCGCACCGAGGAACTGACCGGCCCGGCACTGGACTGGGCAATCAACGCGATCGAGGGTGACCAGCAGCCTGTGGCGGGTCAGCTTCAACTGTTCGCCCTGCACGACGCCGAGCAACTGATCACGAAGTACGGCGTCTGGGTCGACGCTGGCCACCTTGTTCCATGGCTGGCTGACCTGACAAACGACCCATTCAACCGCCAGCCCGGCGAAACCCGAGCCATCGCAGTGTTCCGCGCCGTCGTCTTCGCCAAGCGCGGCGCCGCGGTGAAAGTCCCCGCCGAACTGATCCAGCAATAACCCCAACCACTCAACAGCCTGCCGGTGTACGGCGGGCGAGGTATTCGCATGCCCGAATTAACGTACGACCAGAAGCTGATCCACTACGCGACAGCACCGAAAGCCACCGCCGGGCCCATCCGTCAGATCGAGGGCCGCAAAATCATCACCTATTGGTGCGGGAGGCTGCGCGGCGACTTCGTCAAATTCGGTGCGGACTGGAAAGCCGCCACCAAAGAAGAAGCCCTCGAATCCGCTCGACAGTTCCGCGAACAGTGCAAAACGGAAGCGAAAGCGAAAGGCCTGCTGTCCGCATAACCCATCACCACCTTCTGCCGCCACGCGCGGCATGGAGCATCACAATGAGAAAAGAGCTGATCAAGATCAGTGAGTTCCAGCGCCGGCGCTGGGGCGAGAACGGCACGCCTCCGTGCCCCCAGGCAATCCGCAACTACATCCGCAATGGCCAGGTACCCGGCGAGCAGATCGGGAAACTCTGGTACGTTGATTGGACGGCGTTCAGCAGGTCAGACGGCAATGACCTGGTCGCGATGGTATTGAAAGGAGCTGCATGATGGTCCCACGGCCGCGCAACAAGGCGAACAAGAGCCTTCCGCAGAACCTGTACTTCGATTCGCGGCGCTCGACCTATCGCTACCGCCGGCCTACCGACGGTAAGTGGTTCCAGTTCGGCTCGGACCGAATCAAAGCGATCGATGCGGCGAAGCAGCTGAATTTGGAGTTCATGCGCGGCGCCGACCTGATTGGCGCAGTGATGGGCAGCACTTCCGAGTCATTCGCCGGCTTCCTGGACGCATACGAACGCGACGTGCTGCCGCCGCGCGAACTGGCGAAAGGAACCTTGGGCCTATATGCCGTTCACTTCCGACGTTTCCGGAAGCAGTTCGAAGGTAAAGCGGTCGACCAGATCACGATTCGTATGATTGCGGAGATGCTGGACGCCCTCACGCCGCGCACTGCCAACCAGTGCCGCGCCCTGCTGATCGACATCTTCAACCACGCAGCGGCTAAGGGGCTGTGCCCGGACAACCCAGCGGGCAGCACCATCAACCGGATCGAGAAGAAGCAGCGCAAGCGGCATACCGTTGAAGGCCTGAAATCCATCCGAGAGAAGTCTCCGCCGTGGCTGCAGAACGCAATCGACCTGGCGCTGATCACTGCGCAGCGTCGAACCGACATCCTCAACATGCGATTCGATGGTGTTCGGGAAGGCTGTTTGTATGTGGTACAGCAAAAGACAGCCAAGGCCAGTGATGCGGCGTGGATCCGGTTCAAAGTGACCGACGAGCTCCAGGCGGTCATCAGCCGGTGCCGGGATGACATCGTCTCGCCTTACCTGATCCACCGCAGACCTGACCGCAAAAAGCAGAAACAGGCACTGACGAAGGAACACTGGACAAAGGTCGAAGAACGATATTTGACCGGAGCCTTTAAAAAGGCTCGGGAGGCGGCGGGTTGCTATAAGGGATGGAAAGAAGAGGAAATGCCGGGCTTCCATGAAGTGCGGGCGCTGTCGTTGCACCTGTATCAGAAAGCCGGAAAGGACGGGCAGAAAATCGCCGGACATGCCAGTGAGAGCATGACCAAAAACTACCAGAAGGATCACGCCGAAATCGTCTGGTCTGAAGCAATTCCAGACCTCAATATCAGCG